ACCAGGCAATAAGGATATTACCATAATGCACCCACAGTTCAAATGTAATGGATGTAAACGTAAGACTGAGTTCCTATGGTTGGAGCAGTTGGATACGCCTGATGGATTTAAGGCTTATCAGTGTATGGACTGTGGCTGCGTTGGTGTTAAAAACATCGCCGAGGCACTAGACATACCAGATAGCAAAATAGACAGATGTACAAAGTGTGGTGGCTGGCAATTCCTAGGTACTGGTTGCCACACCTGTGCACTGATTGGAGCAAAGTGATGCCTATCTATGAATACAGCTGTAATGAGTGTGGCACGTATGGATCAGTCCATAAATCCTACGCAGATGATGTTGCGTTTATGAATTGCCCTAAATGTAATATCGCTATGACACGCGTTTATTCTGCACCTGGACTCATCTTCAAAGGTAGCGGATGGGGTGGTAAATGACCGGCGGTTATGATGAGACTTGGATCGACACCGATGATCTACGCATCATGACTTGCCGTCTGACCTGCGGTTTTGTTAGATGCTATTGACATATAGTGTACGCTCTAGATCGCATCGGCTATCAAAGCCGAAACGCGAGCCCCTGCAGGGGTCGCTCGCGAGGTGCACGCTAGTTGCCACCCTTGTATTCATTGGGATCTTATGCTTTGAAAAGACTAATTCCGTTGCAGCTGATAACACTAATCATTACAGACAATGGGCATTCATACAGCTTAATAACTTAGATGAGTTTTACTGTTTAGATTACTTATACTACAGAGAATCAAGATGGAATCCTAAAGCACGCAATGGTTCACACTATGGCATACCACAAGGTAGATCTAAATACTTACAAAGAGTTGATGGTTATAAGCAGGTAGAGTGGGGTATTAAGTACAATCTAAATAGATATGGATCTATGTGTAAAGCATTAGATCATTACAAGATTAAAGGATGGCATTGAGTAATAAAGAGATAGGCAGTGGTAAGTGGAAGAAGCTACGCATAACCATATTAGATCGTGATGGTTGGCAGTGCGCTGTGTGCCATAGGCCAGCCCATACCGTAGACCACATCATACCTAGAGTTAAGGGTGGTGATATGTGGAGTCCAGATAATTTGCAATCTATGTGTAAGAGTTGTAACAGCGCTAAAGGTGGCCGTTTTTTTAGCCACAAGGCGACCCCCCCTGTCTTTCTCAACTCATCTCTCCCTGAGACGGTCCGAACAGTGCCGGACTCACCGTTTTCTAAACCTGATACGCTTAACTTCGATGCAGAATGATGCGGAAGTTAAACAGACCTCACGAGGGGTCGGGCTAATTGGCAGTACCGAACCTAGAATCCACACGCCTTTATTAAAAGTTTTAAGTAAATCACAAGAAGTTGCAGATTTAGCCGAGAAGATACAGCTGCCGTTAATCCCTTGGCAACGCTGGGTGTTAGATGATCTATTGTCTGTAGATAATGAGCAGAATTGGCGTAAAAAGACAGCCCTAGTCCTTGTAGCTCGTCAGAATGGCAAGACACACCTAGCACGTATGTTAATCCTTAGCCATCTATTCCTTTGGGGCTCTAAGAATGTATTGGGTATGTCTTCTAATCGAAATATGGCATTAGATACATTTAGGCAAGTTGCTTACACAATAGAAGACAATCAATTCTTAAAAGACCAGGTAAGACAGATCCGCCTAGCTAATGGTCAAGAATCAATAACATTACTTAATGGCGCAAGGTATGAAATAGCGGCAGCGACCAGAGATGCACCCCGTGGTAAAACTGCAGATTTCCTATACATAGATGAGCTCAGAGAGTGGACACAAGAATCGTTTACCGCTGCACTGCCAGTCACACGTGCCCGCCCCAATGCAATGACCCTAATGACAAGTAATGCCGGTGATGGCTTTAGCACAGTGCTTAATGATTTAAGAGAACGTTGCCTATCATATCCACCTGACAATCTAGGGTTTTATGAATACAGCGCACCACAGCATTCTAAAATTAGTGATCGCAAAGCGTGGGCTATGGCTAATCCTGCATTAGGTTATTTAATAACAGAGCAGACACTAGAAGAGTCAGTAAGCACTAACAGCATAGAAGCTACAAAGACTGAGATGTTATGTATGTGGGTTGATTCTACAGTTAGCCCTTGGGTGTACGGATCTATTGAACAATGCAGTGATAGCACATTGGAGATACCTGTCGGACCAATGACTATAATGGCCTTTGATATTGCACCGACACGTCGATCGGGTGCATTAGTTATGGGTCAGGTACAAGATGGCAAAGTCGCAGTCGGACTTGCACAGCTGTGGCATAGTGAGATCGCTATTGATGAAGTTAAAATGGCAAGTGATATTAACGAGTGGGCACGTAAGTATCATCCGACCACAATTTGTTATGACAAGTACGCCACGCAGACTATTGCTACAAGACTTGAACAAAGTGGCTGGAAATTACAAGATACATCGGGTCAGGCTTTCTACCAGGCGTGCTCAGACCTTGCAGATGGCTTAGCCAATAATCGAGTAGTGCATTCTGGTCAGACAGAGCTGGTACAGCATCTAAATAATTGTGCAGCCAAGACTAACGATGCAGGTTGGCGAATAATTAGGCGTAAGTCAGCCGGTGATGTTACAGCTGCTATATCCCTGGCTATGGTTGTAAGTCAATTAACAAAACCACAACAAACCGCGCAAATCTTTGTCTAACTTGCACCATTAGTCCGATTTATGGTATAAAGTACCTATATGGGTCTATTGTCTGCTTTGGGTATAACTAATAATAATAAAACCGTACAAGCGCAATACGCCCCTGCCGTTATGGGCGACAGTCTAATTGGTTTTGGATATAACACATTCGGTGCAGGTCCTATGGATCGCACACTTGCAACACAAGTACCAGCTGTTAATAGATGCGCTAATTTAATTAAAGGTGTTATAGGATATTTACCATTAGAGCTGTATAAAAAATCTACAGGCGAAGAATTAGCGAAGCCACTCTGGTGCGAACAGCCAGATATTCGACAGCCACGATCCGTCACTATCTCGTGGACTGTCGATAGTCTTATTTTCTACGGCGTTGCATATTGGCGCATTACAGAAGTATATGCAGATGATTTACGACCAGCACGCTTTGAATGGATTAACAACACACGAGTAGTTGCACAATTAAATCCATTAGGTACAGAAGTTTTATATTACACAATTGATGGACAAAAAGTTCCTATGGTTGGTGTTGGATCATTAGTTACATTTCAAGGATTAACACAAGGCGTATTACAAACAGCAGGTCGCACAATACAAAGTGCATTAGATTTAGAAAAGGCTGCATCTGTAGCAGCACAGACACCAATGGCAACAGGATTCCTTAAAAATACCGGTGCAGATATGCCAGAGTCACAAGTACAAGGATTATTAGCAGCTTGGAAGCAAGCACGTCAATCAAGATCAACTGCATACTTAACTAGCACATTGTCTTATGAGACTGTTGGATTTAGCCCTAAAGATATGATGTATAACGAAGCATCACAATACTTAGCCACACAAATTGCTAGAGCGATGAACGTACCAGCGTATTACATCTCTGCAGATATGAATAATTCTATGACTTATCAAAACATTATTGATGGCCGTAAAGAGTTTGTGGCTTATTCGCTACAACCTTATATTTGTGCTATAGAGGATCGTTTAAGCATGAACGATATAACTGCTAATGGCCATACTGTGCGCTTTAACATTAGCGAGACATTCTTACGAACAGATGATAAGGCAAGATTAGAGACAATAGAAAAAATGTTAAGCCTAGGACTTATAGATTTAGAGCAAGCAAAGGAAATGGAAGACCTAACACCAAACGGAAATGAAAGCGGCGATGCTGAATACATTAACAGCGCTAAAGGAGAAAATGCATGAGTGATATACAACAAGCCAATATACCTGCTAGCACTGTAACGCTATTAGCGTCAGCTGCTCGTACTGCAACAGTTACCGGCACAGCCGTTAAAGGCCTATCTGCCGCAAGACTATTAGTAATGCAACTGAACGTTAGCGCAGCTAGCGGCACATTACCCACCTTAGACGTGGTAGTGCAAGACACAGTAGATGGCACAAACTGGAATACTATTGCTACATTTACACAAGCAACAGGCGTTACACGAGAAGTAATCAGATTAACTACCGCATTTACC